ACTACGCCAAGCACTAGCGCAACCTGAACAAGAGCCTGTGGTGTATTTAGATGAAGGGTTGGGTGCGTTTTACTGGCCTAATCAATATAAAAAGGGTGTCGGATTTACTCCTTTGTATGCAGTACCTCCGCACCGATGGTCAAACGTTACGGACGATTGTTTGATGGAAGAGGTGCGTCGCAGAGGTTTTGTTATTCGTGATGCTCAAATAGGGCGTGAATGGGTTGGGCTGACGGATGAGGAGGTTGATGAGTGCTACTACTGGAAAGACCGTCTATGGACAACGGATGAACTGGTGCGCCATGTTGAAGCCAAACTAAAGGAAAAGAATGTTTGAAGAACCAGGCCATAAGCCTCTCACAAGGCGGCAGGCAGAAATCATGGAATACCTAGCTGCTGGCTATAAGCGGGAAACCATAGCTCAGAAGATGGGCCTATCAATCTACACCCTACGCGCACATATAAGGACGATATGGATACGCTTCCGAGTCACAAGAGAGAAAGACGCACTCACCATTTGGGAGACGCAGAGATGGAAATACTACCCGTCAGAGCAAGGCAGACCTACTGGAACGGATTTGCCCTCGGAGCCCTCCTAACAGCCCTTGTAAGCCTTTCAATGGCAAAGCTAATAGATACCCAAGCAAAACCCGTGGAAAGCCTCTTAGAGCCAGCAGGAGACATTATCAAGGCATATAAGCTAGGCATAGCCGATGCCCTAAAGACCAATCCTCCAAGCTGGCAACTAGAAGAAACTTGCCTGGAAGTTTGGGCAAATAAGAAGTGAACTAATCTTAATCTGTAGTATCCTAGTAACCGTAGTACCAACCTAACCACTGAGGAGAATCAAATGAGTGAAGATCTAAGAGTCCCACATTCGTGGACTAAGCCCAAGCTACGCGCCATTCTGGAGCAGATTTTGGAGGGTGCGGATGTCAATGAGGAAGAGTTCTTGCGGCTTACCAGCAAAATGTTCCACATCTACCTTGATGGGCGTATAGATGGGGTCAACGAACTGATGGCCCGTATGGATGAACGCTGGAATAAGAAGGAGGCCAGCCATGTCTGATTTCACTCCCGAGGTACGCAATGCAGCTCTATGGAGCAATGATGCCCGTAGGTTCGTAGAGGGCAAAGGCGGGGAAGTTTATGCCGAGAAGATCGGTGCAAAGCCACTGGCTGATCTGAGTGACGTAGAGGCAGTCCAGATGGGTCTGGTCATGCAGGAACCCATCATGAAGGAGTATGCCAGGCGTAATCAGATCGAGTTTAAGGATGCTGACTACGCTATCTACCACCCTAAAGAGAAGTGGATGGCCTCCCACTTTGACTATATATCTGCCGATGGTCGTACCTTGTACGAGGTCAAGAACCTAGGTTCCCACCAGCGCAAGAAGTATGGGGACAACGGTAGCTCAGATATTGATCTAGGGTATCGGGTGCAGTGCCTCCATGAAGCCACAGTCCACCAAATCGAGCAGGTAGTGCTGGTGGTCTGTTTTGGTGGGCAGGAAATCTGCGGTTATCCACAGACCTTCTCTGCTGACCTGATGGATGTTCATATCAGGGAAATGGCTGAGTTTTGGGGGCGTATCCAGGCCCGTACCTTCGATCCTGAGACGATGGGAGACGCAGCCAAACTGGTCTATCGGCAGGACAACGGCAGCAACCTAATAGCCACCCAGAGCCTCGAGAAAGCTTGCGAGGTACTCAAGATAGTCAAGGAGCAGATCAAGGCGCTGGAGAACCAGGAACATGACCTGATGAGCCAGATACAGGGCTACATGATGGAGTCTAGCCAGCTTGTCTCGGTAGACGGTTCCGTACTGGCTACATGGAAGACTGCTAAGGCATCTAAGAAGTTTTCCACAGAGTTATTCAAGTCTGCTATGCCTCAGATTTATGAGCAGTTCGTAGTAGAAACCCCCGGCAGTCGCCGATTCCTAATCAAGTGAGGAACAAATGACAAACGTAATCCAAATGAAAGAACAGGCTTTAGACCCGGCTGTTATCGAGTCTATTGTCGTGAAGGGTGATCTCTCTGGTCTGGATAAGACTCAGAAGGTGGCCTACTACAACTTCCGTTGCCAGCAGGCAGGGCTTGACCCCGCTGCCAAACCCTTCGATCTTCTAACTCTTAACGGGAAGCAAATACTCTATGCCAACGCAGGTGCGACGCAACAACTCTGTGCCATCCATAAATTGTCTACTCAGATTACTCACCGCGAGAGGTTCGATGACGTATACGTTGTCTCCTGCCGAGTTACAGGAGCTGATGGGCGCGTTAGCGAAAATCAAGGGGCTGTCAGTGTCGGAAACGCAAGAGGTGATGCACTTGCTAATGCCATCCTCAAAGCCACTACCAAAGCAATCCGCAGATCAGTCCTTAGCCACTGCGGTCTTGGGATGCTCGACGAAACCGAAGTGGAGACAATCCCAGGCGCAAGGGCCGAACCCTTGGTCGTTTCTAAACCCTCAGAGCCTAAAACCATAGAGAACATAGTCTCAGACACCTTAGAAGAAGGCATTGTCTTCATGGTTCCAGGGGTGAAGGAAGCCTACGCCAAATATAAGAACAATGAGGAATGGGTAGATGCCTACCTAACTATGGTTGATAAGATCGCAGATTCCAAAAAATTTGTTCCGGGGGACAAGCTCCTGAAACTTGAGGCGCTGGAAAAGGAAAACAGTTTCATCATCCAGACCATCCGGCAGGAGTCTAAGGCACTCTACGAGGTTCTTTCTAGCGGCATCGGCAAGGCCAAAATAGAGGTGAACAATGCAGCAAAAAAGAACCCGAGCCAGTCGGAGGACTCCCTTTAACCCAAGCCAACATGATCCTGAAATTCTTGGAGGCGGGGAACACTCTGTCTCCAATGGAAGCTCTCAACCTCATGGGCGTGTTCAGGCTGGCGGCACGGATTGAGGAACTGAGGAAGAAGGGTCACAACATCTTGACTGAAGAAGTAACAGAAAACGGCAAGACATTTGCCAGATACCACCTAATGAAAGGAAAGTGATATGCCAAAGGATTATGACCGTAAGGAAGGCACAGGGGTTCTCTTTGCCAATACCCGTAAGACAGGGCAGCAGCCTGACTGGAAGGGGGAAGTAAAGCTCTCCCGACCCTATCAGGCAGGGGAGACTATGAAGATTAGCGGATGGGTCAAGGAGACTTCCTACGGGCCTCTGATTAGCCTGAAGGAAGATACCTTTGTACCTGACCGCAACAGCAACATTAACCCTGTTCCGAGCCGCAGGATTGATAACGATGACGGAGAGGTGCCGTTCTGATGTCCAAGCTCTCCAGAAACAAAGGCGCTAACTACGAGCGAGAGATTAGTAAGACCATCCATGAAGTCTTAGGGGTACGAGTCAAGAGGAATCTTACTCAGTACCAGCAGGGCGAGGAGGGTGATCTGCTCATGGGGCCTTTTGTTCTGGAGTGCAAACGCAGGAAATCCATAGCAATCTACGAGTGGATGGCACAGGCAGATGCAGCTTGTAAGCCAGACCAAGTACCAGTCGTAGTCTGTCGTGGCGATGGTAAGAAGTCTTTGATGGTGATGTGGCTAGACGATGGCCTACCACTTCTAGGGAATGAGTTGTCCCTCCCTCACCCAGGCGAGGAATCTCCGCAAGGAGATGGTTAGGATGGCCTCGGGGCAGGGCCATAGTCTGGGATGCCCCACTAACCAAAGGAGAGATAAATGGAATCTATTGATTTGGGTTATCGGATAGTCAAGGTCAATAACCTAGCAAGAGAAATAGAAAAGATCAGTCGGGATATGTCATCAGAACCCTACGCAGAGATGGCAAACATAGCCTACGAGATGTCCTACCACCTACAGAACATCATCAACTACTGCGAGGAAAAGACTCATGGCTAAGATATTCGTAGCCACCCCTATGTACGGTGGGATGTGCACAGGGGTCTATGTCCAGTCTCTCCTCCAGATGCTCAACGTATTTGGCAGCAGAGGCCACCAAGTCTCTTGTGCTTTCATGTTCAACGAGAGCCTCATCACCCGAGCCAGATGCAATATGACGCATCAGTTTCTAAAGACTGATTGTGACTATCTGTTCTGGATTGATGCCGATATACGGTTCAGAGCCGAGGATGCTCTACGGATGCTAGAAGCCGATGTAGACATCATTGGCGGTATATACCCTAAGAAAGAGATCAACTGGCCTCAAGTCAAGCAGGCAGCAATAGAAGGCAAAGAAAACCTACAGAACTACACAGGTTCCTTTGTGGTCAACCTCCCCCCAGGGCAAACCTCTCTGACTGTACGGCAAGACCAGCCATGCGAGGTCATGTACGTCGGCACAGGGTTTATGCTGATTAAGCGCCATGTCTTTGAGAAGCTCAAAAAGTACACCCAGACCTTTGTCTCTGATATGTCCGTGCTAGCAGGGGAGAAGATATATGCCTACTACATTGACCCTGTAGACAAGGAATCAGGACGGTTACTATCGGAGGACTTCTACTTCTGCCAGCAGTGGATCAAGCGCGGAGGGAAGATTCATGCCGCCCCCTGGTGCCAGCTAGGACACATGGGGTCATATCTGTTTGAGGGAACGCTAATACCAACGCAGGAGCCATGCAATGAGTCAGGAGTTCAGCAGCCGAGAAGAAGCCGAGTGGGTAAAGAAAAGGTTAAAGACCCCGTGGGCAGTAAAAGTCGATCTGGGGGGAATAAAAGTGATCGACTCGGAGGGAAGAATAGTGGCAAAGATGGTGATGGAAACCGATCAGGACGCAAGCCTAGCGTCAGCAGTAATAGTCGAAAGAGTAAATAAGATATAACAATGTCAGACCCATTCAAGATCACCGAACCTACCGTCATTAGTTTCTCTGGCGGTAGGACTTCTGCCTATATGCTCTGGCGAGTTTTGCAAAGTAACAACGGACTCACAGAAGACGCGATAGTCTGTTTTGCCAACACAGGGAAAGAGGAAGAAGCGACTTTAGAGTTTGTCCGCGATTGCGAGAAGAACTGGGGTGTCGAGATACATTGGCTGGAGTACAGAGCAGAAAAGCCATTTGTGGAAAACGTCACGTTTGAGACAGCAAGCAGAAATGGCGAACCGTTCGAGGCTCTGATAAACAAAAAGAACTACCTTCCAAACATGGTTGCGCGGTTTTGTACGCAGGAGCTAAAGGTTCTTGCTATAGACCGTTACATGAAGCAACGAGGTCAAAAGTCCTACCTAACAATGGTTGGCGTCAGAGCAGACGAACCAAGACGCGTGACCAAGATTCGCGGGCAGGAAGATAAGTTTTGCCCGCTTGCAGATGTACAAGTTACCGAACAGATCGTGTGGGATTTTTGGTCATCACATAGTTTTGATCTTGCGCTACCAAAAGTTTCTGGTGCGTCTAATTGCGATCTTTGTTTCCTTAAAGGAGGTCAGATTCTTATGGGGCTTATCCAGCAAAAGCCAGAACGAGCAATCTGGTGGGCAAACATGGAAAAAAAGATTGGAGCTAGATTTCGATCTGATCGCCCAAGCTACGCGCAAATGGCTAAGTACCAGCAAGATCAAGCGAATCTATTTGCTGACGAAACAATACCTTGCTTCTGCGGAGATTAAAAAAACCCCCGCACTAGGCGGGGGCAAGGGGGTAGGCCCTGTGACAGGCCAAAGGAGAGGAGACAACTACTTTTTGGCAGTCCTCGCTGACTGCCTAAATGCTTTAGCAGTGGGAGCGCCCTTGCTCCCTACTTTTCTCATACGTTCACCAGAGCCAGCCTTGATCCT